CTGTCCGTTTGCCAAATCGTCAGTGTAGTTATTCATATCTGTGCGCAACTTATCACGCATTGCGGCTATGAAATCAGCCGTGAGTAGGTCCATCACTTGGTAGTATCTCCTTTAGGTTTTTGCTGCTGGGATAATAAGTCGGTAGCTGTATCTATTCTATGTTCATGAGCTTGCTGCGCTAATTGTGCCAACTGCAAAGCACCGGAAGTTAAAGTTTGACGTTTAGCGTTTTGGTGCTGCTGTTGCTGGTTGATAAAGTTAGTGGCCGTTGTAACGCCCGCTTGAACCTTCTTAGACTGCAGTTCCTGTGCTTTAAGCGCAAGTTCTTGAGCTCTAAACTGTTCATCAGCTTTGTCTTTAGCAACCTTGCGTTGCAACTCACCTTGTTTAACTTGCTGATCAATCAACTCAGCTTGCATTACTGGGTCTTGCGCATTTTGCTGGGCTTGCTGTTGGGCAGCCGTAGCTTGAGATTGAGCCAATACTTGAGGAGCTGCTTCCGCAATCAAACGAGAAAGTTGAACTTCCAAATCTGGTGATAGCTCTTCTTTTGGTGATGGGAGCGAAGCGCCCATTGCGTCTTCAATCTTCTGGCGGTATGCATAACCAACGTGCTCAGCAATATGAGCCTGCATTGCACCCATAATTACTTGAACTTGTGGGTTTTGGCCGATAAGCTGTTGAACAATCGGGTCTTGCATAGCCATCTGGTGGACCTTGATATGAGCTTCGTGATCCTGGAACATAAACGCTTTCATTGGCTTGCCTTTTAGTGCAGCCATATTTTCGCTTACAGGATCTTTCGGTTTTTGGTCATCATCAAGTGGAACTAGCTTGTCAGCATTCTTAATACCAAGCACGTCTAGCATCTGACGGTGTAGTTCTGGTAAGTTGTAAATCTGTGGAGCTGACTGGGCTAACTGAATAACCGCTTGATACTGGACAACACGTTGAGACAGTGTGGCCGCGTTGGGGTCTGATACTGGTAGGATGTCTACGTGTTTGTAGTCAGCCCGCTTAACCTGCATGTCGCCATGCTCTGGCTCATAGTTGTACTCGTCGTCTGTGTAGTCACGGATAATACCCGCAAGCAATTTAAGTTCTTGACGCAGTGCGTAGTGTACGCGAGCCTGAACAGCTGACATAACCTTGAGAGTACGCTCCAAGATAGCCAAAGTAGTACCAACAGGGGCGTTAGCCGACATGTCAGAGACCTGCATATCAGAAGTAGCCGCGAAGCGACGACCTTCTTCAATAATCTTATCCATCAAACCAGCTAAAACAGCAGATGGTTCTTTGTACGGCAATGGCAGAATGTTATCGCGAATTGTTCCTGAACCAACATCTACGTCACGGAATTCACCTGGAGCAATCGGAGTGTCATCTCCTTTAATACGTAACCCGCGAGACTTTAAGCCACCCGGCAGATTCGATAAGGTCCCTGCGTCAACGAGTTGGCGCAAGATGGAAGTGGCAGATTTAGCAAACCCACCAACAAGATGGAACAAACCGAAACCATAGGCGCCGTAACCAGGAATATACTGATAATGAACAAAGTGCTGTCTCTTAAGCCGTAGCGGATCTTCTTCTTTCCAGTTTCTACGAATCGACAAAATCTGGTTTGTGCCGCGTACCATAGTGACAACATATGGGAGCGCAATGCCTGTTTCTTCTCCATCTTCGTCCTTATCTTCAAAACCTGGCAAATTTAAATCAACGTGTGCTTCGTATAACTCAAAGCGGTCGTCGTAAGTAGCTGTAAAGCCGGTCTCTTTATCTTTCTTTTCTTGAATCTCAGTGCGGAACTTCTGTGGCTCACCAAGCTCAACGTCCATGTAAAACCCAGCGCGTTGTAACTTAATGATGTCCTGTTTTGTTTTACGCATACGATGCGTAACACGGTGGCATGAAGCAATCTCACTCGCGCCGTAAGGCAACATAATATCTTCGGCTGGAATAAAAATTGAAATCTGACGGCCGATGCTTGGGTCATAGTACACTTTTTTAAACGCAGAACCAGCAGATGGCAAGTTCCACAACATGCGCTCATGCTCATTTCTGAACTCAGGCATTTTTTCTGTTAACTGGTAATTCATGTCAGCTTCGACACGCTGGGCCGCTTCCATTTTTTCGCGGGTCTCTTTACCAATAATCTGAGTACGCACTGGCCCCTTAGCAGGGAAAGTCTCCATAATTGTTTCTGACTGGAAACGTACAACAGCTTCTGTAATCATTGGGTGGAATACACCACAAGCACCATCCCATGGTTCTACGCGCTCTTCAAATTTCAAACCAAGCAGGGTAATACCGTCCTTATACATCTGCTCCCAGTCTTTTCTGGAAGTTAAGTCGTTATCAATATCTTCTGTTAGTTCAGACGCAAGGGACTCTAGTGCGCCGCCATCAAGCTCTTCCGCTAAGTTAGCGTTAAACTCTTCGCTACCATCAACTTCACCCATCTTCTCGATGTCAAGCTCAAAACCATCACCAGCGATATGAACCGCTTCTGGATCTTCAATTTCAATTTCAATATCTGGCTCGTTCTGAGTCAGCGTTTCTAGGCCTTGCGGCGCTTGGTATAAACCTTTATCTACTGGCATGTCATTTCCCTATCTATGTTTCTTGCATGATTTCTTTCAACTCTGCTTACGCAATGTGTTTCTAACTGAGCACGAGTTAACCCAAATTCGTTGCGTTCTAGCCACGCATTAACCCGTTCAGCGGTATGCTCTGCATGTTTTGAGTCGCGTTGTTGCTCGATTTTAACCTGACGCCAAATAGCGCGTGACATTTTTTTGACTTTCCACCAGGTTTTTAGCCATTTAATCATCAGTAGTACGCCGCCTTCCGTCTGTATTTGTACTGCAGGTCGTCTTTCTCGTCGGAGTCTAAACTAATAAACCCGCCCTGGCGGTAGCGCATAAGCGCTTGGGTTGTCGTATCCACATAGTCATCATGCTCGCCAACCGGGAACGCCGCCAATTCTTCTATTACGTCGCGGGCCCACCGCCTATCTGGAGCCCAGACTTTACCGCTGGAAAATAAATCAGATACCGCATTTAATCGAACCATCTTGTCATTACCGCGCGACGGGTTTGTCTCTTGGACTGGTATGCCCATCATCCTAAGTTCTTGAATTAGCGGGGCTCCCGAAGCTTTTTTCTCCACAATGAACGCATCTGGTTGCCATTCTTTGTAATGCTTTAGCGCGGTAGCTTTTAGTTCTGGGAACGCCATCCGGTCTTTAAATGCGTCGAGCAGTATTAGGTTTGGGCTATTCCCATCTTCCTCGTTATACCAAACTCCCCATGTTGTGCATGCGGAGTAGTCAGATGTTGTCTTTGTTTCAAACGCTGTATCCCAAGACTGAATTATGTACTCTACCTGAGGTGGCTCGTCTTTTTCCCACATCATCCAGTCTTTTCGACCAATGATAGCGCTCATGTCGCTGGTGGGGTTCTGCATGTACTGGGCGTTCCAGTAACGGGGATCTAGTACTGCTTTTGTAGCTTTAAGCGTTTCAAGCGGCCACTGTTCTGGCCACAAGGACTTTTCTTGTTCGGTATCCTCGTTAAGGATCGCTGGTAGTTCCACAATTTCCCATGGGGTAGTGTGGGGGTTTTTTATGTTGTAGTCGATTATTCGACCTGTTAGGTCTAGCAGACTCCAGCGAGTCATGATCACAATGATCGCACCTCCTGGCATTAACCGTTGCAGCGGACCAGTTTGAAACCAACTCCAAGCAGTATCAAACGCTAGCCTGGAGTTCGCTTTCATGTCCTGTTCAGAATGAGGGTCGTCAATAACAAACAGATCAGCGCCTCGTCCTGCCAAGGCGCCCCCCACACCAGCAGCATAATACTGGCCACCAGCACTTGTACTCCACTTACCCGCAGCTTTTTGGTCGTCGGCGACGACTGTTCCTGGGAACACTGCCTTGTATTCATCCGAATCAATTAAATTCCTCACTCTCCGTCCAAAGTCTTCCGAGAGGCCCGCGGTATGCGTGGCCATAATGATTTTCTTCTCGGGGTACTGACCTAGAAAGTATGCCGGAAACAGATAGGACGAAAACTCGGACTTGCCCATACGTGGTGCAATATTAATAATGACCCGTTTCTTCTTGCCCTCGACCACATCTTGGAAGATTTTAGCTAATTTGCGGTGCTGGGGCCCTATCTTAAAGCCTGGGTACACTGCTTTTGCAAACTCTAGGGGTTGATTCTGTGCACGATTGAGGTGCGTGCGATGTTCTTGTTCTTCTAAATCTGCTAAAAACGCTAACTTTTCTTCCGTGCTCATGTCTTTTAGCGCTAGTTGCGCAGCAAGAGCCTCTTCTGGGGTTAGAAAGTCTAGTTTCATTCGTCGTCGCGCTTGTATTCAGGCGCTGTAGTTTTTGTTTCCACGATCTCATCAACTTCTACCACGTCAACCTTGCCCATATAGCGGCTTAACTTCTCGCGGATTCGTTTTTCCAGCTCTTCGTCGGAAACTTCAGCACTTTTAACCTCAACTCGGTCTGTAAACAAGGCAACCTCAGTTACTTTACCCAGCAACTCCAGCGCTTTTAATCTGATGCGTGCATCCGGATGCTCAGTTTCTTTTACGATTTTGGCCACACTCATTGAGCGCAACTCGTTAGCCTGCTTTACAAACTCCCACTGATAGCCGCTGACCATAGCCACGGCACTTACGATTTCTTCTGGGACTTGCAGATTAAGC